CCTGCACGATACCAGACCACGCAGAGTTATCGGGTAAGACGAGGATATTTGTATCGCTCGGCACGCCGCGATCCGCCGTCAATACTGTCGGCGTCGCGTCCGTCGTCGTGCGCTGAACGGGCTGGCCTAGGCGCTGCGCGTCGCCATTGTTTGCACGACGTTGGCTCGCCCACGCATAGGCGCCAAATAGACCGCGCGCGGAAGCGTAAAAGCCCCCGGGAACCCACGAAGCTACGCCGCTGGCGGTGTTGCCCGCTCCGCCGCCGACGGTGCTTGCAAAATCGATGGCGGTGTTGAGCACTCCGCCGCAGACTGTGCTGAAGTTATTGTTGGAATTGTTGCCCTCTCCGCCGCCGATGGTACTGCCGGAGCCGCTGGCGGTGTTGCTGAATCCGCCGCCGATGGTACTGCCGGAGCCGCTGGCGGTGTTCCCGGATCCGCCGCCGACGGTACTGCCGGAGCCGCTAGCGGTGTTGAACGCACCGCCGCCGACGGTGTTGGCGTATTCGCTGGCGATGTTGAACGCACCGCCGCCGACGGTGCTGCCATAGCCGCTGGCGGTGTTGAACGCACCGCCGCCGACGGTGCTGTATTCGCCGCTGGCGACCTGCTCCGCAACGCCACGCGACCGCTGCCAATCGGTCGCAAATACCCCGCGCGGATCGCCACCCGCCGATGTGCCGTCTGGCACCTGCGCGCTCAGCGCGCCGTTTCCAAGCGGCGTCAGCGCCAGCGAGATATCCGCCGCACCCGTTCCTGCGGATTGCAGCGCGATTTGCGCCCAGCCGGTAGCCGGTGCCGTATCCAGCCGCACTCGCTCCCAGTTTGACGAGTCTATCCGCGTGCGATACCAATCTTGAATCTGCGCGTTCGTGCCGTTGTGCTGCTCCATCGTGTTGGCGCCACCGCGCCGCAAAGGCGCTGCGCCGAAAGTCGATGAATCGACGCGATACTGAACTTCCGAGTTGGTCCCGGCAGGTGATCCGCCACCCGTAATCGACGCGCCGACCACCGTCGTGCCGACGCGGCGCAGATATTCGCCATCGGCAATCGCGCCCACGCTCAGATTAGTGGGCCCGCTCGACTCGGTGATGATGTTTGAGGGGCCAGGAGGTCCAGGTGGACCAACCGGGCCTTGCGGTCCTTGCGGTCCTGGGGGACCGCCCCCACCAGTATTAGGGTCGTAAATAATGCCTTTTTGAGAGACGCTCATTATTTACTCTCCACAGAAGTACCGATAACTACGCCGATTTGCGTTGACGGTCCAATACTATTACTAACGATAGCCGCTCTAACTTGCCACTCACCTCCAAGATAAATAGTGCCGGTAAATCCATTTTCAGTCTGAATAGATTCAGTAAACCAGCCTTGCTCGTTATTAGCCCACGGGGTGCCGTCAAAATTGTAGTAAGGTCGGATTTGCAAACCTACTTCAATTCCAGGAGGTATAGAGGCGTAAGCGTTAGTTAATGTATTATAAAGTCCAGCGACAAATAGTGTGGCTTTGCCATTAACTAGACGTAATGGTTTACTAGCTGGTTTCGCTTGGGTAAGGACCGCATAGACTTCGTTACTGCTCATTTCAACAACTCCAATAATCTATTAAAATCGGCCTTACTTATATTACGTGAGTTAGGTTGAAACGAAGCATTTGAATCATGTAACTCACGATGTAATAAAATCTTGTTTACAATAACACCACGATGATTTTTAGATAAAGCTAACCAAAGAAAAACATCTTCTAAAAAATCGACTTTTTCTAAAAGATCGTAGTACTTTTCTACAACACTGCGTTTTATTATTTTAAAACCCTGAATATAGTAAGGTCTAGATTTAGCTACACTAAATTCTAAACTATGAGGCTGTATAGATGCAAACGGCCCTCTATTTAAGCTATACCCAGAAATAACGTAATCTGCATCACTTATAGCATTTAAAACTTCATCTACTGCATTTGGATATAGATAATCGTCATCATCTACGAAAGATACGTACTCGCTATTCCCTTTACTAAATCCTTGTACTCTTAGTTTTCCAAAATGTGGGTTCTCATACCCTTCTATTTCGTATATTTTAACTTTTGGGTGTTGTAAAGAACTAGCACAGCGCTCAAATAACTCAGGTTTTCGCAAAGAATGGTAGCGTATTACGTGAATATCTACCATGCTAGCCCACTAAAAACCCCAAGAATGAACGCTATAACTACGCCCAACAGTATTCGCCATCCAATACAGACAGCGCAATCTGTTCCAAAAGTTGTTAAGTTATAGACAAAAATGCCTATTTTGTTAAACATTGTAATCCTTTAAGAAGTAACAGATCCAGTAAGCGTTATAGAGTTATTAGTTGTATCAGTTTCAGTAAAACCAAGGACGTTATCTGTCACACTAAATGTTTGCGTCCAATTTGGAGTTGGACTGTCTGTTATTACAGGTATAACTATATGTACTTTATGTCCTGGAGGTATTGGTTTAAGTTGATAATTTCCTTGGAAAGTCCCGTAAGGTACTATATCAGTTGAATCGTCCGAAGTATATGTAATAAACACTTCAGCACCAATGTAGGGGAACGGTAGTATAAATGGAGTCGGTACACTAATATTTACGACAGGTTCAGGTGCAGTTATAGAACCAAGGTTAGCTACAGTAAATTTGAAACTAAACTCATTCCAAAGTGTAGCTAAAGCTAAATAATCAGTACATTCTATACGTAAATCAAAATCTACTAAAGTAACTGTAACATTAGTAGAAGCTGACGACTGCCCTAAATTTGTATAGACCTTCATCGGTACTACGTTTACAATATTTCTAAAATTACCTTGATTAACCGCAGTAAGCGGAAGTGTTAGAATAACACTGCCATCTTTTGGAATATTAACATAAAATCCAGAAGCAAGCTGGCTGCGCGTAACCGAAGCAGGGCCAATGGCTCCGCCAGAATAAACTACTTCAAACGGCCCAAAGCCTATGAACGCTGGCGGAATCAAATCTTGTATTAGTAAGTTTTCTGCATCATCTGGGCCAGAGTTACTTACAGTAATTGTAAAAGAAACTTGCTGGCCTACTAAAACTTCAGTTGCGCTGCTAGTCTTACTAACACTCAGATTAATGACAGGCTCACACTCTGCTGAACATAAATAAGTAACAATAGCGTTAGTAGTAACGCTAACCAAGCAGTTATTTTGGTCAAGAGCCACAAAACGTAACGGCAACGGATCAGTAGATGGCCGAATGCCGCTACCAATTCCGCATACAGTAAGCTGCGAACTTAAGTTAACATAAAGCCCATCAGGGCGCACTTCAAGAAGATTACCTTCATACCCAGATATTTTAACGTTCGACATTAACCATCGAACACTTGGAAGCATGTTATAGACCGTATGGTCTATAGTAGTCGAATCCGAAGCGTTGATTATCCCAGTATTAGTAATCTTCCAAGTAACAGGATTAAGTTGTTGTGACTGAATACCAGGTCCGTCAACAATTTCAAACGGAGGCGGCTGTAAACATTCACACAGTTGCCGGAGCCCTTCAGCTAAAACTTCATTAGCCCATTCATGGGTCATTGAGAACTGCCACCAAAAGCAGTGCATCGCCCCATGTACGCCTTCAAAACGAAGTCTATACCGTCCAGCTTTACCTAAAACAAGTTCGTTTTGGTCAGCAGTTAAACGCAGTGCACCATCGTATGGCTTATACGCTTCAAAATTACTACCGGAGTTATCACCAATTAGGTGCATAACTTCGATATACTCATTCTCACGTAAGCCAAACGCTATTACTTTAACTGGTTCGCGATCAACAACAATGTTGTTAGAAAAAGCAGACGTTGAGCTTGGCGAAAACGCCATAGCAAACGATTGCTTCTCTGCGCCAGCAGCATAAATAGTTGGCGTAGGGTGTGTAGACTTTTGGTTTGCCATATTAGTTATTTAAGGACAAGGTTCACTACAACCAGCTTGTGCCATAGGTACTATAATGTCCGTGATAAATTCTTGGACATCTCCTATTGGGATTCCTTGCTGGTTAACACACGCACCCCTGATAGTCAAAATATGATCCATCGGTTCCGAAAAACACTGAAGAATACGTATAAATATAGTTACTTTCCAATCAGTTATTCCAGCAGCAAAAAAGTCAACACCATTAGCTGGATTAACTCCAGGAGGAAGCGGACTACCATCAGCACGTGTTGCTACTACATTATAAACTTGGTATTTATTAACAAAAGGAGGTGGTACATAAAACGGATTAAACGCCTGCGTTACAGCATGACACTGTGCAGTATTAGTAGTTGTAGTAGCAGTAATACTATAAGCAAACTCATCACACTTATGAACTACTTCAGACGGAGGACGAGTTAAATTCTGAAGCGGACTTTGATCTATACTTAATCCACAACAATTAGGTGTGGGCGGTCCGCCGCCACCACCAGCAACAATCTGTGGCCAAACAACTTGATACTCAGCAGATCGGAAAGAACCGTCAATATCTTGACCTAAAGCGTTTCTACAAAGCGCACTAGGAGTAATAATTCCAACACCAGGATTTCCTTGTGTTAACGCCGTTGCAGTATAAGTATAAGTAACAGTAAAGCTAGTTACACCAGCGGCAGCAAAATCAACAGGTTGAGTGATAGGATCAAACGAAGGCGGCAATCCAGAGATAGTTATACTTGGGAAACTCCACCCACTACCTATCGGGAATGGGATTCCTAAAGGAAGCGAAACCGTCTTATTATTTGGATTGTTAGACCCATTGACTGTAATCTGAACAGTCAAAGTAGAACCAACAGTAACAGGCGGATTCGGATAAGTTATAATACCAGAGAAAGATATACCACACTCTGGCCCAGGTCCACCACTACAATTGGCGTTAACTTGAGGTAGGTTATAAGTAAAGGTCTCTTGGACAAATGTATTAGTTATTTGGTTACTGAACTCATTAAAGCAGGCACCAGAAACCGTTAGCGTTCTCGTTGAAGCGGAAACGCATTCAGTAGCTCTTAGTACAATCGTATTAACGATTGTATTTGATCCAGCGGCGTTATGATTAACACCAGTCTGAATACTCTGACCTGGAGGTGAAGAAGTTACACTATCAATAACCCATCCAGAACCAACAAGATCAGCTAAATTATTTACAAATAACCGCCCATGGCAACTAGCAAAAGTGCTAGCAATTGAAGTTATTTGTATAGTAATAGTATCACCAACCGCTAAAGGACCAGGCGGTATTATAGTGCTACTAGAAATACTTAAGCCACAGCAAGAAGGCGGAGGCGGTGGCGGTTCTCCGCATTTATCTGTAATAGCAGGAAGTGTAACCGAAATTGGATATGTAATCTGCGAATTAGGTATTAATTGACCCTGCGCATTTCGACAAAAACCTGTCGGAGTCAGCGATATTACACGACCATTTGAATTACATTCAGTAGCAATAAACCGTAGCGTTAAAGACCACGTTGTTATATTACTGGTATTGAAGTCAACAAGGGTAAATGGATTGGCGCCAGTAAACGAAGTATTATCTAACTGCCACCCATTTAAATTACCTAAAGCGCTACTGATATTTACACTATTCGTAACTGCACGACATATAGCTGCATTCGACCCAGTAGCTGTAATAGTAATAGTAGCGGTGCTACCTACTTCTACTAAAGTAGGGAATGAGACGGTGTGATTAAAAACAAGATTACAACAATTAGACGGCGGCGGAGGCGGCTCACCCTCGCAGTCATAGTCACAAACATAGTTAGCAAGCGCACGAGGGCTAACCCAACGCAGGCAGTTATTGTTGTCTAAAACAACAAAACGAAGATTTCTTACAGGAATTGCGGTGGGTTGAATTGCTTGTCCTAAAGCACAAGGAACATTAGATACATTGACAGTGGCGTAAAGACCATCGTCTCTAGCAAAAAGCTCGTTATTTGGGTCTTCTGAAATCTTAACGTGTGAATTCAGAACACCATTAGTTACTTGGTGCTCGACAGTAGTAGAATTAGACGCATTAATAATTCCAGTATTGCTAATGCGCCAAGAACCTCCTCCGAGATTCTCAATTGCAATACCAGGACCAGCGACTAACTGAACGTCTTGTGGTGAGACGCAAGAACACAAAAATCGCAGAGCTTCTGCGATTTCGTCATACCACTCATGAGTCATTGAAAACTGCCACCAAAAGGCAGTTACTTGAGTTTGTATATTTCTAGCTTCGAGTCGATAACGTCCAGAACGATGAAGTATAACTTCGTTTCTATTGGCGTTAAGAGTTACTTCTTCACCATTTGGACGGTATGGCTCCATTATCTCTGTGGAGCCAATAGTTGCAATATGATTAACAACTAACGCAGTATTCCCGGTGATATTAAAAGAAACAATCTTAACCGGCTCTCTATCAACTACTATGATAGGCGAAAGATCAGAGTTTGCCGTAAAAGTAGAACTACCCATCTCAACTTCCGAAACACCGGAAGCCAGAGTAGGAGTAGGAGCTTTAGAAATAGGATTGCTCATAATTATGACGAAAGAATAGCGTTATGAAGACTTGCTTTAATTGCAGTAAATAGTGCCCATCGGGCGTTGTCTTTTGGCACTGGTAGAGAATCAGTCGGGTCGCGCCAATACAACGTCTTACGATCAAAATTACCTTGGCCGTTAAGGTTGTAGCCTACATATCTTTCACCAAATCTAACGATAAACCTGTTTTCGTTAGGTTTAAGTTCGACTACGATACCGGGGCCGTATGCAAGATCATACACGCTATCCCCGACAAGTATATTACTACCGTCAAACTGCATCATCAAGCTCCAGTAGGCAAATTAATCGGGACTGGATTACCCGGCTGAATGTTCGGTGGGCGACTCTGCGGGGGTAATGGTACAGGATTGGAAGTGCCTCTGTCTAGGCCGTTAACGACGCCAACCCGCCCAAGAGCCGATTGAATCTCCGCTATACGATTCGGGTCTGGAATAATGTCGTCTACCGGCAACCCAGTTGTCTTCAAAATCTCACGAAGTAGTATCTTAATGCTATCTCCGTCCAGAGCCCCGGCTTGAGCATATGGCGTAAGAAGATTAAGTATTTCGACAGTACGTGTCTGCGCAAGCTCTCGTTGAAGCAACCCGGAAGCCCCACGCGCAACAACTTTGGCGTCCGCTTTTATATCTTCATCATCGCCGACAGCCATATTGAGAACATAATAGGACTCAACCATCGGCTCAATGATGTCTCGATCTATGTTGAGAAGTACTTGCTTAATACCTTTTGCGGCATTGCCCATCAACATGGACAACCCGCCGAGTGTCCGACCAGCGCCCGCGACATGCGGATTACCAAGTACGTAAGCCGGGACTTGACTAAAGTCATCGGCTAGTTTCATATAATACGCAAACGCTTCAAGCAACTGATTAGCCACGTTCGGCACAATCTTGAAGCGCATAGCCTCGCCATTCTGACCTGTATAGTCAGGCTTAACGCTGTAAATCTTAAATGGCTGTATTTCCTCTATATTTTCTCCAGCCTCAAATCTTTCCACAACAGCTTCGGCTATCGGCCCTGCCGAATAAGCAAAGTTTCGCAGCATGGCTCGGACCGACGCATTGCACATGCGCTCAATATCTCGCACAAGATCAACGACACCATTACCAGCAAATGTGCCCGGTATTTTACTAAACGAAGTGCCGTAGATCGGACGAGTCAAAAGCGGATGGGTATTCAATACCGCTCTAATGCAAACATCGTTGATTACCCAAACTTCACTTTCGTAATGTTGCTGAATATCCGGCACTATGACGCCATTATCTGCTAACAAGTCGCCCGGAATCAGCCCATTCATTATAAGGACATCAACGGTATTACCGCTGAAAATCGAGTCTTCCTTTTCTTCTAAATCATTGCGGGTATTATCTTCATTGACATCCAACGAAAATCCATGACTATAAGAGTCAAGCACCCTACGAATAGCTTCTTCATTAAACCCCGGAAGACCGATGCAATTATGCAATTCTGAATGCTTCATCCGAGTACGCTGGATAAAGTACTCGCCATCTTGTGGGTTAGTTGAGTCTGGAGACCAGAAGCAGTCAAACGGAGAAATAGCTTTAACAGCCCACACAGGCTCTTGCTTGATCTTATACGAATCGCCATCCCACACTCCAACACGCTTTGAAGTAATCACAGGAGCGCGGATGACTGCGAAAGGAAAAACTGTAAGATTGTGTATAAAATTAGCGAACTCTGTACGCCACCCGCCTTCGAGAAGCTGGTCTTCGATATGCTTCTCCATAGCAGCGGCAGCACGTTCAGCTTGAGCGTAGGCAAACTTCAGACTAATAGACTTCAGTTCTTTAGCCTTATCCATCAAGCCTGTGATATTTTCTATTCCACCGAGTGACTCAAGTTCTTGTTCGAGCATGTCAACGACCTGCTCTTTCATCCACTCGGGAAGTTCAGGAATAGGCGTAGGTTTAAGAGTAAACGGCTTATCAATAGAACTTAGAAGAATGTCAGTTATCCAAGACTCGGCGCCCTTACTCTTCAGATCGCAGATACCGACGTAAACGTCGATTCCACCGTGCATCTGCAATTCTTCAGCCGTGTACTCACGCTTCTTCGCTCGTAAGCACTCATTTAGACGCCGTGAAATCCCTGTTTCAGTTCGGTGCTGCTCTGCTTCCTCAAATTTTTTGCGAACGTAGAGAGCCAGCGCTTGCTCGACAGCAAGCTGCGACGCATATTTATCGTAAGCACTGAAGGCGCTATCAGAATCAGCGCTCGTTAAGTTCACCGCCATTTGCTCGCTTCTCTAAATCTTCAAGGGCTATAATACAGCTTCGATAGGCACCAGCAGCGTAAATATAAAACACAATCGCTTCTTCGTCAGTCTTTATCGTACTTACCGGAGGAAACGGCAATACTGGTTTCGCCGCAACCTGGGGACAGATCACGGCCTTGGGCAATTCTTTCGGCTTGTCTAAGGATGCACAACTCGTCAGGAGTAAGCCTACGAGGCTCACTAGGACTAGTTTTAACAGATAATTTAGCATCTCGAATCGCCTTCTGTAACTCATTAAATCGTTGAGCATACTTAACATCAGCTGCTCTATTATTTTCTAAAATCTTAGTTAGTTCATCCGAAGCAGTAGCAGCCATCTGCTCACGCATTTCTGCAATTATTTTATCTTTATTAGCTAATTCCGTATCTTTTATCGCAAGTGCTGCGCCATATCGAATTGATTGTAGCGTCCACGCTGCAAGTCCCCCAGTAAGCATCCCAAGGAGAGCGAGAGTAGTGCATATTTTTGTAGCCAAACTGGGAGTGAGGGGGCCCATCTATATTACCTCCCACTGTCTCTGTAAACTTTGTACCTACCCCACGCAGCTAAACCAATACCAATTAAACTTAAAATAACAAAAACAGTCTGGATAGTAGAAGAATGAGGAGTTAGAGGAGATAAATCACTAGCTATCGTAGTGACTTCCGAACCAACTATACCAGCCGTCGTCACAGCTAAACCAGCGTTTGTAGTCGATTTAACGGGGTATCTTTTATTTTCTTCAGGAATATCCGCCGTAGGCTTAGGAGTACCCATCAACTGCAACATACCAGCTTCGAACATCTGGCGTTCCTTGGCCCTTCGAGCCACTAAGCCTGGAAGTTGTTCTTTTTTACCAGTTTTAGGGTTCGTTCCGTATACCCACCTAGAAAACTGCTGCGCAGCACCGACATAGTCGCCTTGGTTTAACAACCTTAGCATAGTCGAAGACTGAAACCGGGGACACCCAAAATTAAACACAAAACTAACCAGCGCATCGAACATCTGCTGGTTAATCTTGACGGTTACGGCATTATTGACACACTTCTCGCAGACGCTAATATCCCGGTCAAATAAATTATCAGCTTGCTGCTCAGTTATCCGCATACCTTTAGTAGCGGTTCTAGTATGGCCATAACCGATAGTCCACACGCCAGCAGGACAGAGATAAGCCGAAAGCCTAAGACCTTCGGACTCTTTGATTAACTTTTTACCTTCCGGGCTTGTGGTAAACATCCTAAACCTCTACTCAATCGACTTACTTTTTAACTCACTTAATAGCGCCTCAAGGCATTTAACTCTAAGTTTTAACTCATCTACTAAAGCCTCAAGCTCTTTTATGTATCTGTCTTGCTCATTAAGTTTATCTATGAGATCGTCTCTAAGTCTAGAAGTAACGTCAATAGTCAGACGTATCTCACGTATAGCATAAACAAGAAACTTATAAGTAACGTAAACAAGCCCAACTAAAATAACTAATAAAGTCAGTACGATAGGCGCATGTATAGCGAACTCCCACCATTGCTTTATGTCATCTGGTGTCATATGGTGAGAGCAATTGACTGGCCTACAGAGGTTAGTATACTAACACCGCGCCGACACGGCTACCACGGTTGCGGGGCCGTCTCCTCCCCTTGCAGCCGGCCCCAAGCGTCTGGAGCGCGGCACTCCCACAGGGCGGACGCTGAGTAGCGCCGGATGGCGTAACCGGCCTCTGAGGGCCGCCAAACGGCCTAACAGCGGTCATGTATTGCCCACCCCGAACTGGTCCGCGATCTCTCGTTCAGCCATCTGCATCGCACCAAGCATCATCAGCGACACAAAGTCACCAGTCGCGTTGAACACAACGGACCCATCCTTGCGGTGCAAGATCACAACTGTAGCTACTACTGCACTCTCATCTTCTTCCCCAAGCAATTCTACTAGTTTATTTAACGGCGACTTCGCAAATCTATCAGCGATTTTAATTACTTTCGACATAAGCAATTTTAAGCGTAGGCGTATTAGTGTTTTAACACCGATGCAAACGTATCAGATACATCTTCTTTAGACGCAATAAAAATAAATTCTTTGTTAAAAAGATGGCTCACAGTCCCAACTATCTCGCCATCTAAATTATAAATACCAATCTGAGCCCCGACGTATCGTTTGTAGTCATTCTCAATTGTTACAACTTTGCTTTGACCATTCCAAAGAGAACGTAACATTGACTCCAGTTCTTCGCGCGACAAGTACCCCTCGTTATTGAACGACACTACAAGTACGGGCGCGCGCACAATGGCCAGTAGTTCCTGCATCGCACTCGCAAAGCGAGGTCGAGAGTTGAACACGCTCTGTCTTTCACGAACGTCAACACGTTTGCAGGCGATGCCATAGACCTCCGGCTTATCCCATCGTACAAATGA